TGCAGCAATTCTTATTTCTGGCATATTCAGGTAGACTTTCAATAGTATAACAAATAAACCAAAAAGTAAGTTGCGTGAATAGCTTCATATCTATACAAAACAAAACCGCCCCACCATCACAGGCAGAGCGGCCACTACACTATTAACATTAAATCTATAAAACAAAAAGAAACTACCAAATCCTATAGAACCCACCTATCCCGACATACGGCGACAGTCCATTTCTCCCGATACCATACCCGGCTGTAATACCGATACCAAACCTACGATCTACAACCTTTGTAATCTGTTCCGTTTTTCGATAGATCTCGATGTAATCAAGATTGGGTTTGTAACCGGATATGGACAACCGGTAATCTTCTGTCCGGTATTCCTTCTGTGTTATGGGAACGGGGATATACACAGGTTCTCGTATCGTATCGCCACCAAGTGTGATGTAGACGGGAAACAGTTCCGGTACCGTCTGGATTACTGTTTCATAAACCGGATAAGGGATACTATCTCTTATCGTGTCGACACGGATGAATGTATCGGTTTTGCATATAAAACCAACCTCTGCTTTCTTCGTGTGACGACCAGTCAGGAAGCATAGAAAACAGAGGATCAGAATCAATATGATATGCCAGGGTTTCATAGCAGGCTCCATCCTGTTATAACGTCAGACATATCAGCTTCTACCCCATTCTCAACCTTACTCATTCCGGCTACAATACGAATCATCGGATCACGGTCATACGGGTTGATCGGATCATCGGCCGGTATCCCGGCGTAACCGGATACCGCCTTGATGTAGGCTTCCGTATGGTTGTTGTCCCCCGGCGGTGCCCAACGCCCGACCATCTTTCGGATGGTATCCAGCTTGTATATGCACAAGTAGTTCCGAAGTATCTTGAAGATAGCCCGATACCCATACGCCATTGTTTCAAATTGTTTGAATGACTTGTCACGGCTCGGTCTTACTTCGCCTTGAAACAAATCGTCGTTTATTCGGATATTTCCGGGGTTGTTGTTGCGCAACCCACGTGGTGTTATCTTTTTTCTCATACCTTTTACATCCTTTCTCATTAATAACCATTCTGCGGTTCACGCTCGCCGCATTTTTTTCTTTCACATCTTTTCAAGGCAAGCTCAAGCTTTAGATCCGAATAGTTCTCTTTCAAAGTAAAAAGCTCGTCCTGTACCTGTCGAAGCCTTCCGGTTTGTTCTACAAAGCGTTCTTCTTTTTCTGATAGCTGTTTTTGCAGGAACTCGTTATACTCACGTAAAGCCTTGAACTCTTCTGCATCGGCATGGGCATCCTTAATACGTGCGTCCGTTTTCCGGTTCGTATAGAAGCTAATCCCCCATTTTATCGCCTCGAATCCTCCCAATGTTCCGATGATTGTCAGGATGTCAGTTAATTCTATATTCACTTTACACCTCCTTCTGTTTTATTTGATCATCTTTGTTACGAGTTTTTTTCATTGCCATAAGACAGTGTTTGTTATTTCTCCGCCTCCGGTCTGTGATAGATGGGAGACGGATTTTTATATTATTCGCCCGGTTGCTCCTCTTTTAGCGGTTCATCCAAAATTTTGACATACGTCGGCATCGTGAACTCAGAGAACATGCCGTTGCGATCTATGAAGTCAACACGTTGTTTGAGGTATTGAAGTTCTTCGTCTGTCAAAACGATATCCGTTGTTTCCATTATGGCGGCAGCATCGGTAAATCCGATATTGATTTGACCACTCCCCATATCCTTGATAACGATACGCTTCTGATCAACCTCCGAGATCGCTATCTTACTGTCTATCGATACTTTCAGTTCCATGTTTTTTCTCGTGTCAAACTGTGGCAACACGGTGTTGAGTATTAATACTCGATCTTTTAATGTTAGTTCCATACTATTATTTTAATGATGTTATTGTCAAAAGTTCTTGTTAAACAAGTACCATGTTTGATTAATATATGCGAATGTAGCGCAATCGCCTTTACGCATATCAAGAGTTATCGAGTCTCCGTTTTCATTTACTAACGGAGTATTTGTGTCTTCGGGTCGTACACATATCGCATCAGTTGCGTGTCTCGAAACTATTACATGTATGAATATGACAGAATTATAACCGATTTCACTCCAGGAATCTCCATAATCGTTGTAAACAGTTCCCATTTTACTTGAGACAGTATTTCGAGAAGGTAGATAAACGTTAATATATGACGTTGGTTGAAAGAGATAGGTATCCATATAACCTATATCGTTTATAATCGCATTAGTCTTTGCCCCCGGTCTGACATATCTTGCGGTCGATATCGCACCATTCAGTCTTAACCCCCCATTGCAGAATAATGCGTAGTTGCGATAGCCACCATTAACATTTATCACAGCCCCATAATTTATATCGTTGTGATTAGTTGTATACTCAAGGCGCATCAAAGCACTTGTTCCCCCAAGCGTAGACGGCAAGGTATTTAGACCAAGGCCGGCCCATTTACCGGAAGATGAAAATCCCAAAAACGCATTACTTCCTGATGAATAAAGGAAAAATTTAGAAGACGATTCACCGGAATAGCGGTTATCCGAGAATAGTCCTCCAGACTCCATCCTAAGTCCTCCGATGTAGGCATCCCCATTTTGATAAACTTTAAACGGGGCATTTGCAGGTGTTGCATTTCCAGCCCAGATTCGAACAGAGTTTCCGGCTGTTCCACCTCCGGAGAGTCCGGCAAGTTTTTCTCCATTTGAATTTGCAATATAGATACTTCCTCTACTTTCCACATTTCCGTTGCTTTCTACCCGGAATGTCGGATCAGTGGGTGGTTGTCCTTTCGCCCCGGCTGTTCCTCCCGACCAAATACGGATGGAACCGGAAGCAGCCATTCCACCTGTGCTTCCGAAAGCGATCGCACCGGTAGTTATGAGTCCGCCGTTGATCTCCGTTATCGTATTGTCATACTTTGAGGCAAGCACCCATTTAGAACCGCTATATCTATGGATTTTCTCCCCATCCACCCATAAGTCATTTGTCCGCATCCCCGATGCTGGAGCCGTCGTTTGATAAAATACCCTTGCCTTGTTATTTGCAGTCAATTGGGCGTTGTTAGCTGCATTTGACGCATTCTCTGCATCCGTCAGGGCATCATTTACCCCATCATACAACGGTTGAAGGTTAGGACGGTCGGAAATGTTATTATAACCGGATGTTCCGGATTTGAATATCACAGGTCCGGTTATAGTCCCATTCACCAGATCAATCACCAATCGGGCTAACTTGTCCTTTATCAATCCTGTCGTGATCGTCTGGCCGGCAATCTCAGTGTATCCATAATTCGGAAGCCAAGAGCGTACGCCTTCCTCCGGAGTATTAAGCACGCCCACCCAGAAATGATAGTATCCTGTTTCATCCTCTAACTTTATCTGCCGTTCACTGACATATATTGAGCCATTTCCCCCTTCTTTCGGACATTTGGCATAGACGTAATAGGCAAGCGAATTATTTAGCCGGAAAGAAGCCGATGGAATAACCCATTCGCGGATTTCCTCGCTAACAGTAAAGTGCACCAACTTTCCTGCCGTATTCTTGAAATAGTTGGCATCATTGTCCGCATTCGGGATAAACTTCACCCCTATAAGTTCCATCTGCTGAGAATTGGTACCGACGATAAGTTGCGCCGTATGCACGGCCAACGGTTTGATAAGTTCAGTGAAATAATCCCCTTCCGGGTCAAACATCATGCCCAAAGTTTCCATCACGTCTCGCCATGAACGTTTCGTATGTTCCCGAACCGGCTTAACTGCATCCTCAATCTCTTCCGGCACTTTATTCACATCATCCACCAGATCCTTAAAACCATTCGATTCAAGGAAATCGGACAAGGTAAGTTCATACCGGTATGAAGGTGTACCGTCTTTCTCGATATACCTTTTTATTTTGGTAACACGAATCTCTCGATCGATATCCAACTGTTCGGAATATACGCCAACCATCTGGCCACAGGCGATAAAGATGTTTTGCAAACGAAAAACAATTTCATCACATTTTCCTCGTAACTGGATGCGTTTCTCGCACTTGCCATCCAACCATGCTTGCGCCTCTTTCTGTAGCTGTAATGAAGCGTTATCCCTGTAGCTTTGCGGCATTTTCAGGCCGGTAAGGATAAACTTGTCACCGACAGAAAAATTAATGTCACCAGGAACTTTCAAGGCGTTTTCCTGGTCATTCTGCTTTAGTTTGAACTGTTTCAAGTCATTGTCCCAACTGTCTTCAACGATTGCAAGGTCATAGCCAGCCAAGCCGCCATCCTGGAATGTAACGATCACTTCCACCCCGTCCAACAGGCAATCGGTAAGATTGAAATCCATACCGGCAGCTCTCAGAGTGTAATCGTCGATCTTTTCTGTTACGGCAAACTCTCCTTTCGGAAAGATATGGTCGAATTGCATGGACTTTTCTATCCGGCCGTACTTCTCTACATTCTTTTCGATAGAGAGCCGGCCATCAGGCAGAAGAAGATAATCAGCACCATAATCGGGACCGAGATTCTTGTCTGAACCGTATGGATAAAAAACCGTCACAGGTGGCGTATCATCAACAGCGGACACTTCCAGTTCAGTAAAACCCATTCCTTCGCCCTGTGCCAAGACAAGGCCGTTGCTTGAATACTCCCTCCTGCCGATATTTATTGTCTGACCGGATATCCAGTATTCCGTATTCAATTCTTTAATGAGTTCGTCAAGTACCGTCCCGACTTTCTTATCTTTGAAAGAAAGGGTAATCATCCGGGATTCGATACAGGATCCGGCCACCCAACCAGATCCTGTACGGTTCATGTTTTTGACAAATAGGGTTAGCCAGTCACGGGCGGTACCGGTGTAATAGTCGAAGTTCTTTTTCCGCTCCGGTGTACCATGAAGGAAAAACTCTGCATCCAAAAGGTCATACCGACTTGAATAGAACTGAACGGTATATTCCCAACCAAGAGATGTCTCCCTTTTCGTCACCTTCTCGTTATGCCGGACCTTGTATTTTGTCCCTTCAAAGTCTATATAGTCATTGATCTGAAGCTCTACCACATTACGGGAAAGAAAATTCAGGATAAGAGTGTCCTCTCCCATGATCTCTTCGACCGTATAACTGTTATCTTTCAGATAGACATCACAGACTACCGTATTTCCGCGCTTTATTTCCATACTGCTAAATAACCTACTTATTTTTAGGCAATAAAAAACACGGCAACCGGATATATGACATTTTACCGGTTGTCGTGTTTTAATATATAAGGCAGATGTTCTGTTTATGGTAGATTTCTAAAGCGCAAGTCCACACACGCCAAAAGTCGTAGACAACGCTGCAATCTCACACCAGAACATCGGCTTCGTTGATACAAAGTCCTGCCATATATTACCACTCAACCGTTTACCCATGCCTATTACCGTGTAAACGATAAAAGCCAGCCACACCGGAATAAGAACCCACCAGAAAGACGTGCAGCCAACCCATAGCTGAGAAGAAAGCAACGTCAATGCCGCCGATCCACAATGAATGCGGTTTATCCAAGCGTCTTTGAAATCAGGAGCCAAACCAACACCAATCAAACCGATACAAGCTGCGATCGCCAGCAACCGCATGGTGAAGGTTGTACTCATTTCCCAAATGACCGGGAATAGGAACATAGCCGTCAGTACCATGCTTGCTCCAAAGATCAATTTATGATCAAGAGTATAATACGTCGCACTGATAGAGTAAGGTACACCTTTCGCCTTTATACAAACTGCTGCCGTATAAGCTGCGATAACCAAAAAAGAAATAACTACTAATACCATAATTTTCAAACTTTATTGTTTAACTTCGTCACGGAGATCGTTGGTC